CTCAAGCTCTACCAGCAGGAACGCGCTCACCTGGCGAAGGTGTGCGCGGACGCGATCCGCGTGGGCATCGAAGCCCGGCAGGTCAAGCTGGCCGAGCAGCAGGGCGCGATGGTCGCTAGCGCGGTGCGGGCTATCCTCGCCGACCTGAAACTCACCGCGGCGCAGCAGGCACTCGTGAGCACGATCGTGCCGCAGCACCTGCGGGCGCTCGCTGCGCTCACCAACTGAAACTGGGGGCGGTGTGACCGCCACCCTGGACTGGGCCGAATACGCCGCCCGCGAATTCGAACGCGAAGCACCACGCCCACGCCACCGCTTCTACGACGACCCCGTAGGTTTCGCCGACACCTGCATCCGCTGGCCCCAAGGCGCAGGACTGACCGCCTACCAGCGCGACGTGCTCGCCGCCTTGCCGGCGAAACGTAAGGTCTCCGTCCGCGGACCTCACGGTCTCGGCAAAACCACCACCGCCGCAGTCACCGTCCTATGGTTCGCCCTCACCCGCGAACTCTCCGGCCGCGACTGGAAAATCCCCACCACCGCCGGCGCGTGGCGACAACTCGAGTTCTACCTATGGCCCGAGATCAAAAAATGGGCGCGGTTGCTGAACTGGGACGCTCTCGGCTGCGAACCACTCTCGGAACGCACCGAACTGCTCACCCTGAACATCAAACTCGCCCACGGCCACGCGTTCGCCGCCGCATCCGACAACCCGGCGCTGATCGAAGGCGCCCACGGCGACAGCATCCTGTACGTCTTCGACGAATCCAAGGCGATCATCCCGGCGACGTTCGACGCCGCTGAGGGCGCGTTCTCCGGCGCCGACATGACCGGCGACCTCGAAGCGTACGCACTGGCCATGTCCACCCCCGGGGAACCCAACGGCCGGTTCTACGAGATCCACTCGCGCAAACCGGGCCTGGAGGACTGGTGGGCGCGGCACGTCACCGTCGATGAGGCGATCGCCGCCGGGCGCATCAGCAAATCCTGGGTCGAACAACGGCGCCTTCAATGGGGCGCAGACAGCGCGCTGTTCGCCAACCGGGTGCTCGGCGAGTTCCACTCCAGCGACGAAGACGGCGTGATCCCGCTCGCCTGGGTGGAAGCCGCTAACGAACGGTGGCTCGCCTGGGAAGCCGCGTGCCGACCTGCCACCGAGGGCCGGCGCACGGTCGGCGTGGATGTAGCGCGCTCCGGCGCAGACAAGACCGTCATGGCGATCCGCGACGGGGCCGTGGTCTCCGAACTGCGGCACACCGCACGCGAGGACACGATGCAGACCACGGGCCGGGTCCTGGGCATCGTCAGCGCATCGCCGGGCCGGCGCCCGATCGTTGACGTCATCGGCATCGGCGCGGGCGTCGTGGACCGGCTCCGCGAACAGAAGATCGTCGTGGATGCCTTCAACGCATCCGAGGGCACCGACCGGCGGGACCGCTCCGGCGAGATGGGTTTCACCAACGTGCGCAGCGCGGCCTGGTGGAACCTGCGCGAACTTCTCGATCCCGCCTACGGCTCCGACCTCGCGCTACCGCCAAACGACCGGCTGATCGGAGATTTGACCGCCCCGCACTGGCGGGTGATGTCCGGAGGCCGTATCCAGGTGGAGTCCAAGGACGAGATCCGCAAGAGGCTCGGACGTTCCACCGACGACGGAGACGCCGTGGTGCAGGCCGCGTGGGATGGCGAGGACGCGGGCGCGCAGGCGTGGATCGACTGGGCTCGGCGCAAAGCCGAAGCGAACGGCGGCGCGGCGCTGCTACGCCAACAAGCCGCCGCGCCCGCAGGCGGCGAGGAAACCACGTCCGACACGCCACCGCCCGACCCGGACGAGGCACGGCGGGCAGCCCGCACCCGAGCACTCCGCGCAGGCCAATACCGCACCCGGTGAGGGGGACGCCCCGTGCCCGTGCGCGACCGCATCGCAGACGGCCTCAACCGCCTCGCCAAGCGCTTCGGCACCGCCGTTCCCGAATCCTTCACCGAAGGCGAAACCGCCTCCGGCATGACCCCCTCCACGCCGTTCGGCCCCGGCACCCCACTACGCCCCTACGACGGTTATCAGCGCGTCCCGCGCTCCCACGAGTTCGTCCCCCAATACAACGTCTCCGCGCGCCCCCGCTCCCACGAACGCATCGCGTTCTCCACGCTGCGCGGACTGATCGAGTCCTACGACTTCGCCCAGATCTGCATCTGGCACCGCATCGACTCCATCCGCTCCCTCGACCGCTCGCTCGTCGCTGCCGACGGCTACTCCGGCGACGTCACCGACGCCGTCGCGCTCGGCGAGCAGATCCTGCGCAAACCCGACCGGGAAACCCCCTGGGACGCGTGGCTCGCCGAATACCTCTACGACGTGCTCGCCTACGACGCCGCCGCCCTCTACCGGATGCGCGACCGGCTCGGGCGCCCAGTCGGGCTGCAGGTCGTCGACGGCACCACCCTCGTTCCGCTGCTGGACGACTGGGGTAACACCCCGCAGGGCGACGCCGAAGCCTACGTCCAATACATCAACGGCCTGCCGTGGAACTGGCTGCGCACCAGCGACCTGATCTACCGGCCGTTCCGCAAGCGCTCCAGCGGCCCCTACGGGCAGGCGCCGCTCGAAACCCTGCTGATCAACGCCAACACGGACCTGCGGTTCCAGGCGTATTTCCTGCAGCGTTTCACCGAGGGCAACGTCCCGCGGGCGTTCGCCTCCGCACCCGAGTCCTGGACTCCGGGCCAGATCGAGGAGTTCCAGCAGGCCTGGGACGCCCTCATGCGCGGCGACCAGGAGATCCTCTCCCAGATCAAGTGGATCCCCGGCAGCGGCAGCATCGCGTGGAGCGACGAGAAGGACTTCTCCGACGTCTTCTCGCTGTTCATGATGCGCAAGACCGCCGCCGGCTACCACGTCGTCCCGGCGGACCTCGGGTTCACCGAGACCGTCAACAAGAGCGCGGGCGAAACCCAGTCGGATGTGCAGCACCGGCTCGGGGACACGCCGCTGGCGAAGCACGTGGACGGGATCATTACCCGGTTCCTGCAGGACGACTGCGGGCTGCCGATCCAGCACAAGTTCGATTTGGGTGAGGAGCAGGACGACCGGCTGGCGACCGCGCAGGCGGACTGGATCTACTTCCGGATGGCCGCGGTGGGCCCCAGCGAGATCCGGGAGATGCGTTACGGGCTCACGGAGCCCGAGGGCCGGCCGGTGCCGCGCGGGTACTTCACCGAGCGCGCCGGACCCATCCCCCTCTCGGCACTGGAGGCGGTCTCGGGTCCCGTGGACCAGCTCACCGGTGCCCCGGACCCCGGCGCGCCGCTCTCGCACATGGTGTTCGACCAGGTCGAGGGTGTGCTGCCGAACCCGCCGCTGGCCGACGAGCCGCTCGCGGAGCAGCTGTACGGGCCGGGCGCGGTGCCGGTGGCGCCGCCGCCGCAGCAGGTCGCGAAGGGGATCACTGCGGGGATCGCCGCGGCGACGGGCTTGACCAGTTACGACCTGGTCGGCCACGACGCCAGCGACGACGGTGACGGCGACGAGGATGATCCGCCCGCAGGCAACGGGCTGCTAGTCAAAGCCGAACTCGACGCATTCCGGGTGTTCCGCGCGCGCCGCCGCAAGGCCGGGATCTGGCGCGACTTCCAGTTCCGCACCGTGGACCCCGTGCGCGGCCACCGGCTCAACGACGCCGGACGGCTCACCGTCCGCAAGGACGCCGGGCAGGTCTCCGTCGCCGGGCTCGCCGTCCTCGCGCAGGGCACCGGCCGCGTCCTGATGCTGCAGCGCGCCCTCGACGAGAACGACCCGGCCTCAGGCTGCTGGGAGTTCCCCGGCGGCCACCTGGAGGGCGACGAAAGCCCGCTGCAGGCCGCCTGGCGCGAATGGGCAGAGGAAACCACGCGCATCCCGCCGCCCGGCCAGCACACCGGCACCTGGACGAGTCCAGACGGCGTATACCAGGGCCTGGTGTGGACTGTGCCCTCCGAGGACTGCGTCCCGGTCGGCGACGGGCGCGGCCCGATCGCTAACCCCGACGACCCCGACGGGGACGTGGTCGAGGCGATCGCCTGGTGGGACCCCGAGCAGCTGCCCGGCAACCCCGCGGTACGCCCGGAACTGCTCGCGTGCATCAGCGACGTACTCGCCGCGCTCGGATCCGCGGGCAGCGAACCCGAGCCGCCCGTGGCGAAGTCCGCGACGCTCACCAAGGCGCAGGCCCGCTACTGCGACCCCAGCGACCAGCCCGGCCGCCACTGCGGCAACTGCTCCATGTTCCGCGCCCCAGGCCTGTGCACCCTCGTCAAGGGCCTCATCGACCCAGGCGCCGTCTGCGACCACTGGGACCCGGCGAAGGTCACGAAAGCAGCCGACAACCCAAAAGACCAGGCCCCTGACCAGGGGCCGCCCCCCGTCACCCAGTGGCCCGGATGGCAATACGACCTCGCCGCCGTCGCCTACTGGGCCACCCGCCTCGCCGACGCCACCGAACAGGCCGTCGACGCCGAGACGCTCGCCCGCGAATTCCTCGCCACCAACCCCGCTAGCGACGCGCCCACCAAGACGCAGCGCGTCGCCGAACTGGCCGACCTCGCCCAAGTGTTCATCGACGCCCGCCGCGAAGGTCTCGTCAACGACCTGCAGACCGCGCTCACGCAGATCGTGACCGGGGTGTATTGGGACGGGGGCGCCATCGGCGCGGCCAGCGCCCGCGGCGTCCTGGACGCGATCGAAGCCGGCGAACCCCTGCACGAAGCCGAAGCCGCCGTCGAGGACTGGGCCATCGGCGATCGTGAGGCCGCGCAGCTGCTGCTCGGTGACCTCGCCGACGGCTCCGGGCTGCGCGCCCTGCTGGACGAGGCCGGGATCACGATCCGGTCCGTCGCCGACAGTCGCCTCGACGAACTCGGCCGGATCCTCGTGCAGGGCGTGGAACGCGGCGACAGCAGCGACACGCTCGCCCGCGCGATCCGCGACGTGCTCTCGAACCCGGCGCGGGCCCGCATGGTCGCGTCCACGGAACTGTGCAGGGCCGTCAGTGCCGCGAGCGTCGCCAGCTACCAGCAACGCGGCGTCACCCGGGGCAGCTGGTCGGACGCCTACGACGACAGGGTCTGCGTGCTGTGCGAAGCGAACGCGGCCGAAGGCCCGCACGACCTCGGCGTCCCGTTCGTGTCCGGAGCGCTGTATCCACCCCAGCATCCCATGTGCGTGATTGGGTCAACCCGCATCGATGCTCCAACGCTTTTGGGCGTTGTGGCCGCTGATGTATCTGATGGGCTGCCCCTTGACCCAGCCTCGCTCGGGGTAGGTCTTGGGCGCGATGCGAGTGCTTCGACCGCACCCGCAGTGACACTCGCCGAACGGGATTTCGGCAGGGGCAACATCCGGGCGGTCATTGATCGGGAGTACGTCGGGGATGTCGTCACGATCCGCACTGCCCTCGGCTACGAACTCACCGCTACCCCGAATCACCCGGTAGCAACGTCCCGCGGATGGGTTCCGATCTCGGAACTCACAGTGTTCGACTACGCACTGAGCCGCGTCGGGACCGAGCGGCCAGCGTCGCACATCGACCCAGACGTAGATGACATCCCACCCCGCATCGAGGATGTAGCGCAGTCGCTCCCCGTGGCGTTTGGCCCGATGCCAACTGCCCCCGAGGACTTCCACGGCGACGGTGCCGGTAGCCAGGTCCACGTTGTACTTGCCGATCGCCTTCTGATGGACGACGCTCAGCCCTCGGCTCCGCAGATCGTCGGCCAGGGCGAGCTCGGCAGGCGAGACGTTCACCGTGGTACGCCCCTCGATCGACGCGGCGCGCTCGATCAGGGATTCCTCTGTACGCCTGGAACCGCGCGCCGCGTCGTGGGAAGCCGAAGCGATACGGCGCCGCTCCTCGGGACTGGTGTTGGCCATCCGCTGATACATGGCGGCGCTGCGCCCGCGGGGTTCGACACCGGCTTTCCGGAGCCTCATCCTGATCGCGGATCGGGATATGCCGAAGGCAGCAGCGAGCGCCTTTTCGCTCTCTCCGGCAAGGTATCTGGAAACGATCGCAACGGAATCGACGGCGACTCTCTCCGGCCTCGGGGCCTCCGATTTGCTACGCATGCGGACCCCAGCTCGCGTGAGACGGTCACGAATCGTCTCTCCGCTGACGCCGAGGGTTTCTGCGATCGCGTTGTGGCTCTCGCCTGCGGCATAGCGCCTGATCAGATCGTCCACGTCGAGTGGCAAGCGTTTAGTGGGCATGTCTACAACCTTGAAACGATAGACGGCTGGTATATGGCCAATTCTATCGTCACTCATAACTGTAGGTGCGCTCTCCTGCCCGATATACCAGATGCTTCCTAGGCATGGTTGGACGCGTTTCGGGAGCCAGCCGGTTCACCGAATTGGGGGCGAGTGATGCCCGAGCAGCGGTTCCTGCTGACCATCGGCTACCAGGCCGGCCCGGACCCGCGTATTCAACGCGGCGCGGACGGCTACCGCGACTACTTCACGGCGGAAGAACTCGAGAAAGCCGCCTGGTCGCTGCTGCGCTCCGGGTCGCCCATGTGCGGGCTGTTCCACATGGACGGCACCGAGGGCGCGGCGGAAATCGTCGAGTCGATGATCTGGCGCGCCGACCCGTGGCTGATCAAAGCGGTCGACGGCACGGAAGTCGTGGTCAAGCAGGGCGACTGGCTGGCCGGGCTGCTCCTCGACCTGCCCGCATGGGACCTGTACAAGACCGGCCGCATCGGCGGGGTCTCTCCCCAGGGCGCCGCGAAACGCCGACGCCGCCCCGCCGCCCGGCCCGCGCTCGCGAAGGAGTTCGTCATGGCCAAGTCCATCGCGCCCGACAGCGATGACGATGAGGAGATGACCGAGCTCTACGACGCACTGGTGCCGCGCTTGGACCTGGTCGGCAAGGGTGCGAACGGCATGCCGTTCCTGATCGCCAAGTCGGCCGACGGCGCGCCGTCGGGACTCTTCGATGCCGACTACGTGCGCGGCCTGATTGCGAAGTCCGAGCCCACACCCCCGCAGGAGGCGGTCACCTTGTCCGGCAGTCCGGCCGCGATCGCGGCACTCATCCACGGCGCGCCGGTCCGCAAGGCCGAGCCGGGCACGTACGAAGCCCTGATCAAGGCCAAGTACAACGCCGACGACCTCAAGCGGATGGCTGGCAACGGCCAGGCGATGAAGGACGAGTCCTACCCCATCGCCGACAAGGAAGACCTCGACCGTGCGATCCGGGCGGTCGGCCGCGGCGGCGCAAGTCATGACGCGATCAGGCGGCACATCATTTCCCGCGCCAAGTCCCTCGGCGCGTCCAGCGAGATCCCCGACAACTGGGGCGCCGACGGCTCCCTGAAGAAGGAGGCCGACATGGCGGTCGTCACCGGTGAGACCGACGACGGGGTCGACGGCATGGACCCCACCGTCGTGCTCGCCGAACCCGAGCAGGATCAGCCCGGCGACCCGATGGAGCCCGGCTCACCCGCCTGGGAAGCGGTCGACGCCGCCACCGCCCGCAAGTGGACCGCGATCCTCGTACGCGCCAAGAACGCCCTCGGTGTCATGGCCGACCGGGAACTGCTCGAAGCCGCCACCGCCGACCCCGACGACGCCGAATCCGCGTGGGACCTGCAGGACGCGCAGTGCGCCATCGACTACGTCATCGACACCCTCGCCGGGTTCGCCGTCGGTGAGCAGGCCGAAGCCGACCTCGGCGGCGAGGCCATGGACGCGGTCGGCAAGGCCCTGGGCGGGTTCGACACCGCGGCGCTGGACACGATCGAGTCCCTGACCCTGGTGCGCAAGTCCGGCCGCGCACTATCCGCCGCCAACGAGGCCGCGATCCGCGAAGCCGTCAACTCCCTGCAAAAGGTCCTCGCATCGCTGCCCGCGCCGACCCCCGACGGCGAGATCGCCAAGACAGCCAACGAGGAGAGCGACATGCCGCAGCCGGCCACCAGCGACACGACCATCTAGGCCAGCGGGCGCGCGCCCGCGCTCGGCGACCAGCAGCCCGCCCCCACGCCCCCGGCCGGGACCGCGGTGGGCGAGGTGGAGAAGGCCAAGGGCGACCCGCAGCTCGTCGTCTACGACGAGAAGGGGCGACTGCTCGGCATCGTCGACCCCGGCGATCTGACCCCCGTCGCCAACAGCGCCGCACCCGACGACGCCGACGAACCAGGCGCCACCGACGAAACCCCCGCGGCCGACACGCCGCCCACAGACCTGACCCCGGCCCCTGCGGCCGAGGTCGGCACCCCCGCCGACGCCGTCACCGCAGACGACGACGCGGCCATGACCAAAACCACCCACGACACTCTGGGCGAAAGCACGAGCGAAGGGCTGCTCAAAGCAGCGCTGCAGGACTTCGGCGCACAGCAGGCGCAAGTCCTCAAGGCAGCGCTGGAGGAGCTGGACCAGCGGCGTGAAGCACAGATCGAGAAGCTGACCAAGAGCACCGACGAGCAGATCGACGTGCTGCTCAAGCAGACCGGCGAGCTACAGGACACGATCTCCAAGCAGGCCGCGCAGATCACGGCCCTGGAGAGCGCCCCCGCCGTCCGTGAAGTCGTCCGCAACGGGCAGACGCCCCCGGAGCACCTGCTGCGCGGCCAGCAGCACGGCGCCCCGGTCGTGGACGTCGCCAAGGCCCGAGAGCGGCGCGCGCAGCTTTACGGCTCGCATGATGCCCGCGAGCAGAAGGCCATCGCCGACGGCATGCAGGCCGACGCAGTAGCGGTACTCGCCGCCATCCGCGCGGGCCGGTAGCACCGCCCCGCAACCCACCGCTTCCCCCAACCCCCGAGCGCCTGGCGCCGGGGGTTTTCGCATGCCCAGAAAGAGGCAGCAGTGAGCACCCAGACCATCACCGAGGAGACGCTGGCCGCCATCAGCAAGGCGCAGACCACGGGCATCCTCGAATCCAGCGGCGTCTACAGCTACGACCTGTCGCCGCTGGTCAACCTGATCCCGGTCGTCACGCCCATGATCGACGTGGTGCCCGGCGTGCAGTCCCCCGACGGCAACCCGTTCGCCGTCTGGCGCGCAATCATGAACCTGACGAACTCGCAGCCGGACCCGGCCGCCGGGTTCGACTACGCCGGCGCCGAGGTCGTCTTCCAGGAGCAGGACTTCCAGTCCCGGTACATGCCGATGGCGCTGGCCGGCCTGGTCACCCAGGACGCCTACGACCTCGCGAAGGGCTACGGCGACCCGTACTCGATCATGACGTTCAACGTCCTGAACCAGTGCCTGATCGCCCACGACCGCAAGCTCGTCGGCGCCCAGTCCTTCGCCCTCGCCCGGCCCGCCGCCCCGACCCCGACCCAGTCCGACACCGGCGGCACCATCGCCGCGTCGACCACCGTGTACGTCGGCGTCGCCGCACGCACCGGATCCGGCTACTACTACGGGTCCGGCAACAGCCGCGGCAACTCCGCGTCGGTGACCACCTCCACCGTCGCCGCGGCCACCCACTCGGTCACCGCGACCGTCGGCGCCGTGCGCGGCGCGGTCTGCTACGACTGGTTCCAGTCCGCAGACGGCACCACCTGGTACTACTACACGACCACCACGGTCAACAGCGTCACGATGACCAAGACCATCGCCGCCAACCAGGCGCTGCCGGCCAGCACCACCGTCCCCGACCTGTCCACCACGTGGAAGGGCACCGCCAACAGCGTGCCCACCATCAACACCGCCGCCGACAACGGCTCCGCGAACGCCAACGACTACGACGGGTTCCTCGCCTCCCTCTCCGGCGACTACAACGGCACCGGCCAGTGGGTGCAGCCCGGCACCGGCACCGCGAACCCCTCGATCGTCAACAGCCTCAACGGCGCCGCCCTGACCCTGTCCGGCGGCTCCATCGCGGAGATCGAGAACCTGCTGTTCCTGCCACTGTGGCAGCAGGTCAAGTGCTCCCCCACCGCGATCATGGTCAACGCGGTGCAGGCGCAGGAGATCGCGAACCTCGTGCTCGGCGGCTCCGCGGCCACCACGTTCCTCAACACTGACGCCTCCGGCCGTATCTCCACCGTGGCCGGCGGCCGCGTCGGCGAGATCGTCAACGCGCCGGCGGGCGGCGTCACCGTCCCGATCGAAGTGCACGTCTCCGTGCCCCCGGGCACGATCATCGCGCGCACCGACCGGGTCCCGTTCCCCCAGTCCAACATCTCCTCGGTGCTCGAGTTCCGGTACCTGCGGTACCTCGCGCAGTTCGACTACGCCACCAACCGCGTCGCCAACGCGGCGGGCGGAGGGCCGCGTAAGGAATTCGAAATTCGCACAGTGGGCAGCTTCATCAACCGCGCTCCGGTCGCGATGGCGGTACTTAACACCGTCGCCTGACCCGCGAGAACAATCCCCCGGAGTGCGGTTCGCCCCATCGCGGGCCGCACTCCCCAGCGGGGCCACCCGTCCCACCAGTCACCCAAGGAGCAGGTATGCGCCTGTACTCGCGCACGGGCCAGACCGTGCTCACCGCCGCCGAATACGGCACGTTCGAAGCGGGCCCGGACGGCGGGTTCGACCTGCCGGAGGATCTGGCGCTGCGCGAGCACGCCTTCCACGTGGGCGGCCGCCCGCTGTGGGAGACCGACGTGGAGCGGCAGTACCGTCTCGCGGCGGAGGAGTTGGACCGGCGCCGGGACCCGGCGACGCTGATGAACGCGGTGCAGCAGCTGGTGAACGCTGCAGCATCGGTGGCCCCGCAGGCACCGGCGGAAACCTCGGCGCCGAAGCCGGTGCGCACCCGCAAGACCGCAGCGTCCGCGCCTTCCGCTGAGTGATCCTCGTCCCGTACACGCGGCTGCACCCGGTCACGGGCAGGCTGCTGAACCGGTACGCGCCGGGGCATGTGCGGGTGCGGATCGACCCAGGGGACGTTGAGGCGTACTGGCGGCTGCTCGCGCAGCAGTGGCGCGAGCCCGGTGATCTGCTGATCGTGGAGCAGGACATCGGGCTGCGTCCCGGCGTGATCGATGCCCTAGACGCGTGCCCGCAGCCCTGGTGCGGCAACCCGTACCCGATAGGCAGGCAGCTGCTGGTGTGCCTGGGCTGCACCCGGTTCTCCGCGGCGCTCAAGGCCGCGGAGCCGGATCTGCTCGACGCGGTCGGGCGCGACGCCACCGGCGGACTGCCGGCGCGGGTGTGGCAGCGCCTGGACGTGCGGATCCTGGACCACCTGCGCTCGCGCGGCTACCGGCAGCACGAACACGCGCCGAGCGTGGCTCATTACCATCGCTACCCGTCCGTGTAGGGGGTGAGCGTGGCCACGCCCGTCGTCGCCCCCACCGTCCCGTCGTACGCCTCCTATACGCCCTACATAACCGGGCAGGATTTCCTCAACGAACCGACCGGCGTCGACGTCAGCCAACTGATCCCCGCGGGCAGCAACCTGTCGCAGGAGGCCGCGCTCGCCCGGCTGGTCGCGAACGCCTCGTCCGAGGCGGACCGTATCTGCCAGAAGGTGCTGGCCGCGACCCTCGACGTGGTCGCGGGCCAGTACCGGGTGCAGCGCGACGGCACGATCCGTGTCCCGGTGCCGTATTCGCCGCTCGTCAGCGTGAACGCGGTGTCGGTCGGGACAGTCGCAGGTAACTTGACGGCCCTGACCGACCTGTCGGGGGTGTGGCTGGAGCGCAACGTCGCGTGGATCCCGGTCCCCGGGTCGCTGCTGCTGGGTGGCCGTACGACGGGTTTCGCGGGTGCGAGCGCCCGGCCGGGCTGGGTGTTCGCGCAGGTGTCGTACGTGAACGGGTGGGCGCATTCGACGCTGTCGGCGTCCACCGCGATCGGTGCGCCGTCGCTGGCGCCGGTCAACGTGCTGGGTTTCGTTCCCAGCCTGCCGTTCACGATCTACGACGGGCAGAGCACCGAGGGCGCGCAGGTCTCCCCGGCCTACACCGCCGGTTCGGCGAGCGTCCCCTTGGCCGGGACCCTGACGTTCGCGCACGCCAGCGGGGTGACGGTCTCGGCGCTGCCGCCGTTCGCCCGCCAAGCGGTGGTACGCCTGGCGGCGTGGCTGGTGAAGACCCGCGGCTCGGAGGCGATCGTCATCGACGCGATCGGCGGGCAGCCGTCGCGCATGCAGCAGATCGACCCGGGCGGCAGCCCCGACTACGCGGAGGCAGCGCGGGCGCTGGCGCCGCTGGCGAGGGTGCGGTGAGCCGCTCGACGGTGCGCCAAGCGCTGTATGACTACCTGACGACCGGCTGTCAGCCGGGTTCGGGTGGCGTGTCGGGCGTGAGCAAGGTGTTCCGGGCGATGCCGTGGTTCATCGACGGCGCGACGTGGACGCCGAAGGTGGACATCGGCGCTGGCGCGGTGGTGTTCCTGCATTTCTCCGACAAGGCGGAAGTCCGCGAGGCCGACCCAGCGGCGAGCGTGTCCAGCGTGGTCGTCGGATGGAAGCGCGTGGACTACCAGGTCGCGGTCGGCGTGTTCTACCAGTACTTGATCCCGTCGGGGCAGCAGGCGACGCCGCTGGCCGGGGACGAGTGGGTGGCGGATCTCGACGCGACGCTGGAGCAGCTCGAGGCGTGGATTCGGGCGGATCCGACGGCGGGCACGGGCCCGACGGGCGATCAGTCGGGTGTGGTGTTCGAGATGGCGCAGTCCCCGGGTGATTTGACACTGCCGCAGGATCTGCCGCGGTGGGCACCGGGCAAGGTGTTTTCCTTTCAGGCCCTGCACATGACCGTCACCGAGATGATCCAGGCCTGATCTCTCCCCCTGTTCTCCGCCGTCGTGCGCCTGCTCGGGTCAGCGCGGCGGCGGTCCCGTTTCCCCTGCCGCACGGGCGGCGTTTCGCGATGGAGGGCTGATGGCCACCTCGACCGATCCCGCGCCGCCGACCACCGCGGCCGCGGATTCCCTGCCGACCACGATGCCGGATCCAGCCGGGCCGCTGGTGCGGCAGTACCTGGACGAGACCCCGCACACCTACACGTTCCACGACGGCACGGTGATCACGCCCGAGCGCGGTGACGTATGCGAGATCCCGTACGACCCCGGCGACCGTCGCTGGGGCGTGACGAAGGCGAAGGTCACGCGGCTGCCGGACAACCACAAGGACCAGATCCTCAAGACCGCCGCAGCGCAGGCCGAGGCCCGCGCCGGGGTGCTGAAGGCCGCTGCTGAGACCGGAAGGGCCGCATCGTGACCGTCCCGAACCTCTACCCGGTCTCCGCGCAGTCCTGCGGGATCGCCAAGGACGCCAGCGACGGCGCACCCGTCGCGATGGTCGACAACCTGCTGACGAACAGTCTCATGTTCGTCGACACCCCGGTGTGGCTGACGGACAACAGCAACATCGGCGGGATGGATGCTGGCGGCACGACGGTGCAGGGCAAGTTGTTCTGCGCGGTGACCGGCGGCGGTCAGGTGTTCACCGACACGTTCCCCTACCTGTTGGCGAACATCCTCGGGGACGTGACCACGACCGGCACCGCGAGCCCGTTCACGCACAAGGTGAGCGTGATGAACCCGGCGGCGGCCAACAGCTACCACGCGCAGCCGGTCAGTGACACGCTCACCGCGTACAACGGGGTCGCGGCCAGCAGCGGGGCGTGGCAGATCGCCTCGTGTGCGCTCTCGCAGCTGGTGATCGAGTTCGATGCGGCGGCGGGCCTGCTGACGTACACGTTCACGGCGAACGGCTGGCCGTCGGTGGTCGCGGGGGTGCGCCCGACTTCCGCGCCCTCGGCGGTCAAGCCGATCGCGGCGTGGCGCGGGCAGATGGGCCTGGGCGGTCCGGCGTCGGGCGGGACGCTCGTCAGCAACCTGGCCACCGCGAAGATCACGATCAATCGTGAGATCGAGAACCAGTTCATGGCCGACGGCACGCAGAACCCGCAGGCCATCGGCCGCGGCGCGGTCTCCAGCGTCGATTTCGAGGCGACGTTCCTCGCCACCGACTCGGTGGTGTGGACCGACATGATGAACAACACCGGTCCGCAGGTGCAGTGGCTGTTCAACGCCTCCGCGAGCCAGCAGGTGCAGTTGGACATGCAGGTCGCCCGGTTCAAGGTCGCCAAGCCCAACTACGGCTCGAAGATGGTGCGCTGGGACACCAGCGGTAGCGGCGAGCGCAACTCCACCAACGCCGGGGCGACCGGCGGCCTGGCGAGCTTCCAGGCGACCGTCGTCAACACGGTTGCAAGCGGCCATTACACGTAACCCCTGACCCCCGATCCGAGACCCGAGAGAAGCCATGACTGACCCGAGCGCGGGCCCGGACGAGCGGGAGCACGCCCTGCCGTCCGGACTCACCGTCACCATCCGCTCCCACCGCGTGCTTCGGCGCACGGACATCCACAAGGTGTGGGCCGCAGGCGCCGCAGCGCCGGACGGACTGGGCACCGCAGCCGAACACGACACGCTCATGGGCCTGCTGGTGGCCTCCACCAGCGACCCGGAGCGCTTCCCGATACCGCTCACGGCCGAGGCGCTGGACCGTCTCGACGGGGCCGACTACACGGCGCTGTACCGGCTGGTGCAGGACGGCTGGCGACTCGCGTACGGCATTTCCGTGGCACCGAACCCGGACGACTACCAGGACCCAAAAGCGCCTACAACGGCGTCGAACGGTACCGCTCCCGTCTCCGCGGACACCCCGT